TTGAATGCTATAGGTGGTCGCACCTGTTGCGCTATAAACACCGCCACTGCCAGTAAATGTGTTCGTGTAAGCTTTGAGCGTGGTAGAAACGCCGCTTGTGATGTTAAAGCCATAGCCAATGGACTCAAAACCAGCGTTACAGCTAATATTGAGAGTGTCGTCCGTATCGCTGTATGCGTAATCAAGGCGAGCCCGCCACTTATCAACCTCGCCAGAATATGCAGTTGCCATATGTCACCTCCTATGCGTTGTATGCGAGACGCAAGCCGCCTGCGCTAGTGATTTGCCAAACAAAGTTGCCCATTTGCAGTGAGTTATCAACGGTGGCGTTAACCATTGCGAATTGCTCACCGCTTACGTAGGCAACCTCTGCGCCACTGCTCATGAAGCTCATGCGTGAGTTGGTAACGCGTGTACTCATCGTTGAGCCGCTCGTGCTTAAGTCCATGTATGGTGAGCCGTCACTGTCGGTGCCAAAGGCGATGCAAGAGCGCACATCACTGGCTAAGCTCGCGTTATCGGCAACGCTTGGCTCCAATGCCGCCACGCGGTCGGCAACGCTGTTTGTTGCGCTCGCTGCTGTGGTAGCTGCGTCTGCGATGCTTGATTTAAGCGCGTCAACGGTGCTGTCGGTTTGCGTGGCTAGGTCATCAATGGCGGTATCTACGCTGTCGATTTGGGACTGTAGCGAGGAAACGCTTGAGTTAAATTGCAGCGTCACGCTGTCCGCGCTCTGCGTAATCTGCGAGCTTAGGCTGCTCTCGGTGGTGGTGAGGTCATCTTTAGTCGCATACGTACTTGCAACCGTTGAGGTGATGTTCTCGCTTGTGGCGTTTAGCTCTGACTTGGTAGCGTAGGTGGAGGTAGCGTCATCGCTGGTTACGTAAGTGCTAGCTACCTCGGCCTTGATGCCGCTGGCCGTTTGTTCCAGCGTGGTAGTGTCTACCAGGTTTTTCGTAGCGTCATCAACGTAGCTCTTATAATCGCTGGTAACCTCGCTCTTGATGCTGGTGGCCGTGGTCTCCAGGGTTGAGGTGTCCACCAGGTCGGCCGTGGCGGTTGAGATTTGGCTGCTTACGCTTGCGTTGATGCGGTCTTCGGCTGCGGTGAGGTCGGAGCTGGTTACGATATCGCCTTCCAGCTGGTCAAACTCGGTGCGTAGCTTGTCGGCTTCCTCGCGTGCGTCTTGCGCGGCCTTTGACGCTTGCGCCATATCCTCTTTCACCTTAGCTATGGCCGCGTCATACTCGCTCACCTTATCGGCTACATCTTCGATTGCGCTGTGATCGTTATCACCTTGTCCCACCACGCCAATAACCATTGCGCGCGATGTGCCATTAGTACCGGTAAGCGCAACCTCTACCGTAGCCCCCTCTGGCACGTATACGGTGGTTGCAAGCTCAACCCCTGCGCGCGGTTCTTCGTCACCTTCGTAGTCCGCGCTTATGGTGTCGCCAGCGAGCCTAACGGATACCACACCGTTTGCGCTCTCGGTGAGAGCTACGCCCTTTGTGATGGTCGTAGAAGTAGTGCCGGATAACGTTTCTGCGCGGGCTCTGCCAAAGAGCGCGCTTGAGAGCTCTTCTAGCGCTTTTTGCTTACTCATCGCTATCCTCCCAGTCTCCGCTCGCGGTCTCTTTGAGCACTAAATCCATTTGGAGCGTGTCTAGCGCGATGCTTGCGCTTTTGACTAAGCACTTTCTTGTGCCTTGATAGTTGGTGTCGCCATCGCGCACCACCACGTTCACCACATCGCCCTCCCAAAGCGGTAGGTAGATGCTCGTAACGTCCCACTCAACCTTCTCGGTGGTCTGTTTCGCTAGGTAGGTTTTCGCCAGCTCGTCTGCGCGCGCCTGCGTTGCAGGTGTCATATCGGTAATGGAGCGAAAATCCGTGATGCTGTACCCGCGCTCGCTCGCTGAATACTGTGAGTTGGTTAGCTTTGCCACCCCAATTATTTCACGGTCATTGTTTTCATCGTCTTGGTAGGTGTATTGCACGGCCACCGTGTCGGGCATTTCAAGCCCGTTGCTTGAGCGCGAGAGCGCACCTGTTGTGGTGCCTCGTATCGCCTCTGTGTCGAGCGTCCACTGCGCTGTCTTTGCAGCTGGTAGCACATACGGCTCGGCAACAATGGTGCCATCAGGTGCCACGTCCAGGCGGTTATTCGCACTGTCGCATAAGTCGAATAGGTGCGTGATTATTGTTGAGCCCGCTTCGTACACCTCCGCGCTGCTCGCCACCGCATCGTTTGCCCCGGACGTGTTATAGCGCCTTCCTGCCTTTGTGCAAAGCGTCCCAAACGTAGTGAGCGCGCTCGCACCTTGGGCGCGCGTGAGTGGCGCTGTGAGTAGCTCTGTCGAGAGCGGCATAAGCATAGAGTGGAGCGTGAGCGTTGTGCGCCACACGCCGCGCTCTAGGCTCGCGTCCTCTGATGTGACAATGAAGGTGCCCAGCGTGTTTGTGTAGCCCCACTCTGGCACCTCATGGACAATGCGCAAGAATGTGCCACGTATCCAACTATCGCCGGCATAAGTAATGCTCGCTGATACGCGCGTGTCTGAGTAGTAACCATAATCAAGAGAAGAGCTGGAGAGGATAACCCCCTCCAGCTCGCCTAATACCTCATTGTTACCAGTCGGACTAAGCATGTAGACATGTATAGCGTCTTGCCTGCGCGTATCGAGCCAATCGTATAGCTCTACGCTCATATAGCTTCCTCCACAGCCGTTATATCAACACTTGTGTATGTCGCCTGTTGCTCGTAGCTCATGGCCGTAATGGCAACGTCTGCCATGTCGCCCATAGGCGAGCGGTAGAGCGCGTGGCGCGCGTCTGCAAGTGCTACTAGTGATTGAGCCGTGCCAGCTGATGCCGGTATAACTCCCGTCACCTTCCATTCGCGCTTAGATGCGCTGCCATACACCACCACTGGCGCGCTGCGGCCATTAAGAGCCAGCTCCTCTGCGTCAGGGGTGTAGCTATACGATGCTTTGGGTACGTCTTCGTCCCACGCAATCTCAAGGCCGCCGCCGTCCCAGGTGAACACATGCTTTGGTGTGAGGTCAAACCCCAGCGCGAGCAACTTCTCACGCGTGAACTCAAGGTACTCAACGCCCCATATGACTTCTGCCACGTCTGTGGTATCAACCCACACGCTGAACTCGCCTGTGAGCGGGTAGGGGATAGAGCACGTGACGGTTTTCCCTTCGTAGGTAAACTCATCAACCTCATACGTGTAGCCATCGCTATACACGTGGACGTGGACACTGCCAAAGGCCGTTCCCGTCAAGTTCGTAATAGTGAGCTTGCCTTGCAAGTACTCGCTCGGTTCAAGCACCACGTCAATCATGGCGTTACCGGTGTAATCCACAGTCTCGGTGGCTGTCTCAATACCGCCGTAGCTTTCCCACATGTCGTTACCAACGCGGTATGTGATCGTGATTTGCTCACCACTTGCTGGCAACGCCAAAAGAGCGCTGGACTTAATGAGAATAGAACTTAGAGTGGATAAGCCCGTAAACGTCTGCGTGCTTGCGATAAGCTCGGTTCCCTTTGCGGTCTTGATGCTATCCACGTGGATAGTGTTGCTGCCAGCGGTGTAGTCGCTCGTAAAGCCTATGCGCAGGCCGTCTGCTATGACGGTAGCATCTTCAAACGTGATGGTAGGCCGCCAATACCAATACGTGTCACACGTGGCGGCGTTGCCATACACGCACGCCGCTTCGTTAGCACCTACGCTTCTCACTTGGTACTGCCACTGCGCTTTCTTGTAAGCCGCATAATCGCCGTGCCCAGGGTCTAGGTAAGCTCCAGTGCTTTCCCAGACGCGCTGCCCAGATACGTTTGCGAGCACCGTTTTCCAGCTGCTCCAGCTACCCCAATCTTGCCAGGTGCTGGTGGCTGCGCTCATATAACGCGTGCGCTGCCTAAGCTCGTAGTGGTTCGCGCCATCGGAGCACCACGCCTGCGTAGCCGTCCAGGTGGGGTAATAGCGCGCGCCGCCTATCACGTCTAGGTACTTGCTTGTGTTGCCCTTTTCAGGGGATAGCCCCATGTTTGCCGGCACTGGCATGTCGCTGTCGGTGGCGGTGGTGGGGTAGAGTACCCAGCGTACCCTGTCCATTTGGCTTTGCTCTGGCGGGGTGTTTACCGTGAGATAGTCGTTGCCGCCGCGCCCTAAAAGCATGGTGTAGGGGCACGCGTAATACTCATCACCCGTAAGCCCTGTATAGGCGCTTGCAATGGTTACTACCATGCAATTAACGCCGTTTAGCGTCCTTGAGCCTACGCTTTCAATACACCAGCGCTGGTCTGCGCCGTTGTCGTCCACGTACTGGAAAATAGGCTTGCCATCTGCGATTGATGGCCCGTTAACCACCATCACCATCTTTGAGTTCACGTTTTTGAGCTTCCACTTATTCTCGGTGTCGCTCTCTTTCGTGATAACCCACTTTTGGTGGTTGCCGCCATTTGTTGGAGCAACGCCAATGGTCGCTTCGTTGGTCTTGCTCTCGTAGCTCACTTCAAGCGCGTACTTGGTATCAAGCACGCTCCTAAGCTCGTAGGTTCCGCCACTTTGGAGCTGTGGCACTGGCTCGAATATCCAAAGCTGGTCATCTACCGTGCCCTGGTCTTCTGCGATGCAGATATTCTCGCCGTTTACCGGCACTCCGTCTCCGTAGGTCTCCAGGAGGTAGTTCGTGCCATAGAGCCTAATCTTGTACACCTGGTAACTCGTACCGTTCCAGGTGCAAGTCTTGCCGGATACCGCTTCGATGCTCCACGTTTGGGCGCGCGTGTCGTTATCGGTGTACTGCTGCACGTTCGAGCCTTGGTACACCTGCCCGCCTGCTACGTCTAGGCACTTGCCGCTGTAGGCATTTGTGAACTGCGCCGTGCCATTTGAGCGATAGGTGAGCTGCCAGTTGATGTCTACAGCGATAGAGCTCGCACTATGTTCCCAAAACAGTACGTTCGTACCGTTGGTTACGTTTGCTGCGTATGCGCTCGCACACAAAAGAGGCTTTGCCACCACGCGCAGGCGGTAGGTGCCTTCCTCTACGGGGTTAGCCAACGTTCATCTCCCCCTTACGCTTCATCGCGAGCAAAAGCTCAAGTAAGTTGTTCTGGATACCCTCATCATCGTTAATGCGCGCGCCGTCAACATATACGTTGTAAGTTGTGCCGCCTAATGCGTAGCCGCTTCCTACGCCTGCGTAGTCATAGGCGTAGGTGTACGCGCTTGATGCTGTCGGAGATAGGCTTTCGATGGTATCTGTTACGCTGTCTAACGTGCTCTTAAGCCCTGGTAGTGAGTTTTCGATACCAGCGCTCAAGCCTTGCATAATCCAGCCGCCAGCGGGCTCTAATAGCTTCAGGTCGTAGGCTTTGGGGCCTTTGTTTTCGACAATGAAGGTTGCTACGCTAGCGAGCTTGTCACCAAACCAACTAAGCGCACCGGTAATACCGTTCCACAAGCCTTCGATAATCCAGCGTCCTGCGTCCACCAGCCAGCTGCTCGCGTTTGAGAAAA